AACATTGTAAGCGTTGTGGAAAAGATTTTTTTGAACGAAAAAGTGCTGATTTTTGTAGCGATTGCAGGTCAGCTCGCCTATATCAAGCGCGAAAAAAATATGCAATACTGCAACAAAAGCAAAACCGAAAGTAAAGAAGGCGTATCTATGGATGATAAAACAGAATTCGTACGAATGGCAACAACACAATGCCTAAAGTATATGTCTGTGAATGAGGCAAACAAGGTTGAGCAAATTTTGTCAGTCTTGTTGACAAAATATTCTCTAAAAAAAGAAACCTACGCTTTATCCACCGAAACAGTTACTCCGAATCAAAAATTAGTAAATACTTTTTTAGCCATTAAAAAAATTAGTGGTTTAACTGACAAAAGTCTAAAAGCTTATAACAATGAAATACAAATGATGCTTAAAGCAATAAATAAGCCTATCGCAGACATTAAGGTTAATGATATTCGTGCATACCTTGCTTTTGAACAATTAAATAAAAATGTATCAAACAGTTATCTTGATACAAAATTAAGATACTTAAAATCATTTTTTAAAACACTGAGAATTGAAGGCTACATACCAAATGATCCGGCAGAAAAAATCACAAAAATAAAAGCTGAAAAGGTAATCAGAAAGCCGTTTACACCGATTGAAACCGAAAAAATTAGAGATGCTGCCGGAAAAGATTTGAGGTTGAAGGCAATCATAGAATTTCTATTATCGACAGGATGTCGAGTTACAGAAGTGGAAAATGCAAATCGCAGTGACATTAAAGATGATAAACTGATTATCACAGGCAAGGGTAACAAACAAAGATACGTATATCTTAACGCACAAGCAAAACTTGCTTTGGAAAAATACGAAAATACGAGATCAGACACCAACAATGCTTTGTTCGTTAGTAAAGTTAAAATAAAAGGTGAATACAAAAGGCTTGAAAAAGGACAAATAGAAAATATCATTCGTGAGCTTGGTAAAGACATTGGAATTGAAAATTGTCACCCACATAGATTCAGAAGAACCATGGCTACCGATGCCCTTAGAGCCGGCATGCCAATTGAACAAGTATCACTAATGCTTGGCCACGAAGAACTGACTACAACACAAATATACGCAAGATCTGATGAATCTGATGTTTATCAGGCACATCAAAAATATGTTAGATAAATAGGAGTGATAATATTGGCATTCCCCGAAAAATTAAAAGCGTTAAGGCTTAAACATAAATTAACGCAGGAAGAATTAGGTGAAAAGCTCTATTTGAGCAGGGCAAGCATTTCAAGCTACGAAATTGGAAGAAATGAGCCTACTATCGAAACCATAATAGCTGTATCAGATTTATTTAATGTTACGACAGACGAACTGCTGAAATGAGGTGTAACAATGAAAATAAAAAAAGCATTCGACATATGTAAAAAGAATAAAGTTATTTCAATCTTTGGTAACGAAAAAGGCGAGCAATGGCTGTCAGACGGCTCTGCGGTCTATCCTATTTTCGGTTTGCCAGAACTCAATGAAGATTACATATGCAAACTCTATGACATCAACGATGCGCAGAGAGATAAGATTAGATTTACAATCAGTCAAGCCAAGCCGTTGATTGATGTTGATGATTGTTCGGCGGATGAAACACCGGCTGAAATGTGGGATATAAGCATTATATACGACGGTAAAGTAATGCTCCCGATTAGCACCGCAGAGGGCTTAATGTTTATTGATAGAGTATATCTTAATCCTTTTGTGGATATGCCAAACGGAACAATGGCACTTGCACTGCGTAAGGACATCGAAGGTACTCCGTACTTCGCTGTTAAATTTGGAATGATTGCATACGGCTTTATATGTGCTTATGAAATTGTTGATGAAGATTTTGTGAGACAATTGGAATCATTATACATTGAAAGCGATATGATTTTGAAAAACAAGAAAGGATGACCTGCCGATGAAGCAGTATGAAGCTGACCAACAGCGGAAGTTATTTCAATGGACGACTTTCATCAGAACCAAATATCCTGAAATTGATTTGATGTTCCACATTCCGAACGGTGGGAGCAGGAATAAGCTCGAAGCGGCCAACCTTAAAAAGCAAGGGGTAAAGGCAGGTGTACCGGATTTGTTTTTACCGGTCAGCCGTGGAGGCTATCACGGATTGTTTATTGAATTAAAACACGGTAAAAACAAGCCAACCGAAAAACAAACTGAATGGCTTAAAAGTCTGAATGAACAAGGCTACGCTGTCGCTGTTTGCTATGGGTGCGAAGAAGCGAGCGAAAAAATATTAAAGTATTTAAAATTAGGTGATATAAATGAGTGAAGAAAAAAAGAGACGAGGTCGCAAGAAGAAACTCGACCGAATAGACAGGATGTGTCTTTACTGTTCTGATTACAACGCAAAGCACGGCACAACTTACAGCTATGGCCAGTTTGTTGCGCAGATAGATGCAGGAAAAATTAAAAGACTTGGGTTATATGATTATGAAGGAGGTCTTGCAAAATGAGTGAAAATGAAAAACCGGTTGCAGCGGAAATGCAGGACAAGCCGACACCGGCAGAAACATTGTCAGAACTCGACCGGCTTGTGATAGGTTTTATTGACGGTGACCTTGATGTGGCTACGCTCAATAGCTTAGATATGTTTAATCGTTGGTTAGTGTTGTCAATGTCAGCCATATACAGTTGCACAAAGATAGGCTTGCTATCAGCCAAGTCTTGTGTCAAGGCCAAATACAAGCTCCTACAAGAGTATCGCAGGTTTAGGACTGACACTTTTTTTGCAAACAAGGAACACATCGAATGGATAAAAAGGACGAAAGAAACTTCTTGCAAATTAACGGAGTTGTCAAAGGCGATTGCCGAACACGATACTAATGTATTGCAAATTGCTTTACAAATAATTGACCTTCTCACAAAGCATGATGTTTATAACAAACTTTTCATTTTGTCAGACGCATCGGATACATATAAAGAAAAATGTTTAAAAACACTAACCGAAAACGATACAGCATTTTTGAATGAGTTCGGCAACATACCTTTTGTGGATTTGCTCTTTAAATTTTACAAGTCAACAGAAGAAACAAGAGCAACTGAAATCTTTAAGGAATTGGATGCTGACAACATCAGAACTGTAGCTTGTCACGTGCCGGTTAAGTCGGATGATTGCCGAGGAATCGCAAAAAGCTACAAGGAATACTTCGGTATTTAAAATAAGGCAATATTCTTGTCGCACGCAAAATCTTAAAGAAAATTCAAATCAAGTTAATCCTATATTAAAAAAGTAATCAAAGCGACGACTTCCGTTTTGATTAAACTGTTACAAAAGAATGCACCAAAAATCAAACACACAATTGCAGCGACAAGGTTGCACAAAGCAGTAGTTCGGTGGTCAGACGGACTACTGCATATTTATATCATCTGACTTTTTAATGCGAAAATAGAACAATAGACAGTCACAAATAAAAGGGTTGAAATACCCTTTAACTATCCCGCTCAAGGAATTAATTAAGTGACCGTTTTAGTTTTTACATATATAATGGGAAGTTTAATATGTTTACATACAAAGCTGAAATTAAATCAGGACCTTTGCTTGAAGTCAAGTATTATAAGTCCATCCGCAAACGAAACAAGAAAAAACTTGCTCGACAAATCAATCAATCTCGAACAAACGAAAAGCAAGCCAAAGCAAATCGTATCAGAGGAGAACAACACACACAGAGGCTTATCCTTTGCAACTTCTCTGAGGGCGACTGGTTCGCAAGGTTCTCCGCTCCGTTTGGTGAATTTACCGAAGATGAATTTGAGAGGGTTGTGTCGAATTTTTTCAAGCGTATCAAACGCAGAACAGATAAAAAACAAATTAAATTTAAGTACATCGGCTACTGCGAATGTGGCAAGCTCGGAAAGAATTGGCATTTGCATATTGTAATTGAGGATTGCGTGCGTGAAATCTTAACAAAATGCTGGCCGTGGAAAAACGGAATCAATTTTACTCCGCTCTACCAAGACGGAAACTATGCTGACCTTGCAAAATACATACGAAAAGATGTCAATGGTAAGAAGCGCTTGAAAACATCTCGCAATCTCAATAAGCCTGAGGTCAAAGTTGTTGAAGGAAAAAAACGAGAATACAGAAAACTCGAACGAGGTGAGGCTTTGCCTTGTCCCGAAGGATATTATTTTTACAAAGACGAAATGTGGATAAATGACTTCACGGGTGCGTCTTTTCATTTTACTTACTTAGCCAATAGCCATAAACACAAGAAAATCGGAGGTGCAAGGATTTGAGAGATACAACAAGAGATTATACAATTGCACAGTTTAGACTTTATGCCTCTCTTGGATTTCCAAGCAAAGCACAGGTTGTAGCTGACAAGACAATGCACCGAGCATTACAACTTGACCTGCTTGCTGTGGCAGACACACTTAATGCCTTGACCAATAGCGGTAAAGACTACATCCGTCAAGCTGTCAGCGCTGTTTATTTTGTTGCACCAACAAAGCCGTTGCACAAAGGTGAAATAAATTTGAGAGTGACCAAGTTTGCTGTCAATAACTATACAGACGAACGCACGGTGTTTCGCTGGCTAAAAGAAGCACGATTGCTTTGCGCAAAACTTCGTGGGCTTAACATTTGTACATATTGCACAAAGAAAGATGTCAGTAGAAGCGATTAAACCTGTTGTAAAATTAAATTGTAATGATAAAACGAAAAGTAACTACGGACTGGATCGTCCGTCAAATCCGTGAGGGCAAGGCATATAGATTTTATTTAACAGCTGACTGGCGAAAAATTCGAGATGCAAAAAAAGCGAAAGAACATTACGAATGCGAACGCTGTCGTGCTGTGGGTAAATACAGCCCGTGCGAGGCGGTACATCACAAGCTGTATCTTAAAGCAAGACCTGACCTTGCTCTTGACATTAACAATCTTGAGTGTCTTTGCAAGGACTGTCATTACAAAGAACATCACAAGTACGAATCGAAAAAATTAAAAGATGAGTTTGCTGAGCGGTGGTGAGCGAAAAAAAGCATACCCCCGGGTAAAAAATCGAAAAATTCTGAGGTTAATGGATAACGGTGTAAAGGCACGACAGTTTGGTCTCGCGCACGCACACGAGAAATTTTTGAGAGAGGAGAAGCAAATGGCACAGATTAAAATTGCAGAAATCAAAGACAGCTTGATTGAGCAACTGACTTTGAAAGGGGCAAACATTGAAGTCTATAGAGATTTAATCGACAGCTACATTTTTTGCACAAAACTTGAACGAAAAATGCAAGCAGACATACGCAAAAACGGCTTAACATACAAAGCTATCAGTGCCACAGGCAAAGAGTATATGAAGGACAACCCATCGGTAAAAAATGCAGTAATGTACAACAAACAGCGTTTAGCGATCCTCTCACAAATGGGGTTGTCAATTAACAAAATTGAGAGTGAATCTGATGACGAACTGTAAATACCTTGACGATTACACAAAGCAAGTAAAAAGTGGTCAATATCGTGTATGCAAAGAGCAAATACAGCTTGTAAATTTCATAGAAAAAGTATTCGAAAATGAGCAAGTCTATGTTGACAATGAGCAGGTTGAAAAGTATTTTGCTCTACAGAAATATTTTCCATACGAATTATTTGCATGGGAAAAGTTTTGTTTTATTCTGCATAATTGCACATATTCCGCACCGGGTGTATTAAGATTTCCCGATTTAGTTTGTGTGGTCGGGCGAGGCGCAGGAAAAAATGGCTATCTTGCATTTGAAGATTTTGCTCTGCTCACGCCTGTCAACGGCATACGCAATTACGATATTGACATTTGTGCAACATCAGAAGAGCAAGCAAGCACAACCTTTAATGACATCTACGAAATTTTGGAAAACAATTCTACAAAAATGCAGCGGCATTTTAAGTGGAACAAAACAGAGATTACAAACATAAAGACTAATTCAACAATCAGATACAGAACTTCAAACAGCAAAACGAAAGACGGAGGCAGACCCGGTAAAGTCGACTTTGATGAAAAGCATGCATACGAAAATTATAAGCTTATTGATGTTTTCACAACAGGCTTAGGTAAAAAAGCTATGCCACGCAGAACAACAATTACAACCATGGGAGAGGTTCGGGACGGACCACTTGACAACGAGCTTGCCGCCGGTCTTGAAGTGTTGAATGGTGATGCACTTGACAACGGCACTCTTTATTTCATATGCAGGTTAGACAATGAAAAAGAGGTATATGAGCAAGAAAATTGGTACAAAGCAAATCCGTCGTTGCAATATTTTCCAAACCTATTGAGAGAAATTCAAAAGGAATTCGAGGATTGGAAGCGTGATAAGGTAAACAATTCATCTTTTATGACTAAGCGTATGAATATCCCAAAAGGCACAGAAGCCCATCCTGTTACCTCATGGGAAAATATCAAAGCAACAAACAGACCTCTTCCCAACCTTGAGGGCAAGCCGTGTGTTTTTGGCATTGACTACACCAAAACTACTGACTTTTTGGGTATTGGTTTAATGTTTTTAATTAACGGTGAAATTGTATGGAAACCGTTTTCATGGTACTGTTCGCAATCGGCAGACCTTGGACGAATTAAATTCCCTTATGTTCAACAGCCTGATTTACAAAGGGTTGACGGGGCGGAAATCCCGCCTGAAATCGTCGCCGACTGGTTGAGAGAGCAAAAAAAGCATTACAACATCGTCGGTGGAGCATTGGACAGTTACCGTTATACTTTGCTCAAGGAGCCGTTAATGCAGTTGGGTTTTGAATGCGACCGCAAAGGACGAAACAATCTAAAACTTGTAAGGCCGTCTGATAAAATGCTTGTTGCTCCTCTGATTGCTTCGGATTTTGCTAATCATCGTATTGTTTGGGGCGATTCGGCACTTATGCGTTGGTACACAAACAATACTTCTGCTGTCGAAGATAAAAACGGCAATATTATCTATGGCAAAATCGAACCAAAATCAAGAAAAACAGATGGATTTATGGCGTTCGTCGCCGCATATACACAGCTTGATTTGCTGAAACAAAATCAGCCGATGACGGTTGATGAACTCAAAAATTGTTTTAATGCGATTGTATTTTAAAGGCAGGTGAGAAAATGAAAATTATTAATTATTTCCGTAGCATTTTTAGCAAAAAAGATGCCGTTGCAGCGGAATTTAACGAGGACGGCTCGACAGTTGATGAACAGAGGTTTCACCTGACTGAACTTGCTCTATTTACGGCGATTGATTTTATTGCTCGAAGTTTGGGAAAGTGCGAATTTGTTACCGTAAGCAATAACCGAGAAAGTCGCAAAGCTGAATACTATCTGTGGAACTATGCACCTAACAAACATCAGACCAAAATTGAGTTTTTTACGCAGGCTGTGGCTAAATTGATTTTTGATAACGAACTTCTAATTGTTGAAACTGCCGATAATCAGCTTATGATTGCTGATAGCTTTTCAAGAACGGAACACGCTTTGATTGACGACACATTCAGCGGCGTTACTTGTCGAAATTTTACATATCAACGCATTTTTTTAGAGAGCGATGTAATTTACCTCAGATATAACAACTTTGCTCTGAGAGGTTTGTTAGCCGATATGTGCAACACTTACGAGCAGTTAATGTTATCAGCTCAGGAAAGATATAACAAAGCTGTCGGACATAAAGGTATTTTGGAGCTTGAAAATTATAGCTTTGGTGACGAAAACTTCGCTGAAACTTATAACAAAGTTTTGGCAAAGCAGTTTAAATCATTTTACTCAAACAAAAACGCTGTTATGCCAATTTTTAAGGGTATGAAATATTCAGAACCCTCAACCGATGCAGGAAAAACTACAAACAGCGAAATTAACGATATCCAAAAATTGAGGACTGAGGCTTACACGGTGGTTGGAAACGCTTTACATATTCCGCCGGCTATTTTAAGCGGTGAAGCTTCGCAACTGTCTGATGCGCTGGATTGTGCTATTGGAAATGCGATTGATCCGATTGCAAATATGTTTGAGCAAGAGATTACAAAAAAGAGATTCGGCGGTGCTGAATTTAACAAAGGCAATTATCTTTTAATCGACACAACAGCGGTAAGGCACATTGATGCCGTAAGTCAGGCGAACAACCTTGATAAGTCGATCGCAAGCGGCGTTTTAACTCCTGCGAAAGCTCAAAAATATTGCAATATGCTCCCTTGCCCCGAAAAATGGGCGAATGAATATTATATTACGAAAAATTATCAAACAGCAGAAAACACATTGAAAGGTGGTGAGTAAATGAGAAATAGAAATTACAACATCAAGCAGATTGCTGAAAATCAGAATGTTTTGCAAATCTATCTTTATGGCGAAATTGAGCCAAGCTACTTGAACATTTGGGGCGACCTCGTAGAATCCAAGACAAGCGCCGAATATATTCGTAAAGCAATCGAAAAAGCTGAAACAATTAACGGCATTGAACTCTATATTAACTCAATCGGCGGTTATGTCGACGAGGGCGTGTCAATTTACAATTTGCTCAAACGGCAGAGTGTGCCGGTCACTGCATACATTGACGGTATGGCTTGTTCAATTGCCTCTGTTGTCGCAATGGCGGCTGACAAGATTGTAATGCCGTCAAACACAACAATGATGATTCATCATGCAGTCGGCGGTTGTTACGGCAATGCGAAGGAACACAGAGAATTTGCAACCCAGCTCGACAAAATTAGTGAAGCAAGTACAAACTCTTACCTTGTGCATGCAGGCGATAAGCTCATGAGAGAAACCCTCGAGCCGCTTCTCAACGCAGAAACATTTCTGACTGCGCAGGAAGCTTTTGACATCGGCTTGTGTGACGAAATTCTTGATCCGGTTGACTTAACCGAATCAAAAGAGATTGTTGACGATGCACAGCAAAAGAAGAATCCAAAAGCAAAACAGGCAGCGGCAGAGCTTGCAAAAATGCTTGGTGCAAAGCCTGAACCGCAGACACCACCTGAGCCCAAGCCGAAAAATCCCGAAGAGAAGGATAGCTTTGGCTTTATTGAAGAATACTTCAAAAACAAAAATTATTTATAAAGGAGATTTAAAAAATGAAGAATCTTGATGCGATTAAGAACGCAAAAGCAAAGTTTGCGCAGAACTTGAAAACTGCCATTGATTCCAAAGATGAAGCAAAAATGACCGATGCACTCAATGCCTACGCTGACAGTATTCAGCAGTCAATCATTGAGGTCGCACAGGAAATCGGCGAAACAGCCGACAACACAATCCTTGCCAAGAGAGGATTCAGACAGCTTACATCGGCAGAGCAGAAGTTTTACAACAATTTTGTAACAGCGGCAAAATCTGCTGATGTTAAGCAGGCACTCACAGGTCTTGATGTTACAATTCCGCAGACAATCCTTGACACAGTGCTTGAGGACATTACCAGCAATCATCCGCTGCTCGATGCAATCGGTATTGAGAACACATACGGCTATGTTAAGGCAATCTTTGCGACAGACACAAAACAGCTTGCCGCTTGGGGCGCACTGAACTCCAAAATCACACAGGAGCTTGCCAGCACAATTCAGGAAAAGGACTTCTCAACGACAAAGGTAAGCGCCTTCGTTCCTGTTCCAAAAGATATGCTTGACCTCGGAGCTACATACATTGACGCATATGTCCGCAGAATCCTTGCTGATGCACTCGCTTACGCTTTTGAAGATGGCTTCATCAACGGCGACGGTAACGGCAAACCTATCGGTATGCTCAAGGACCCGGAAGGAGCAGTAAAGGCAAACGCTTACACCGAAAAGACAGCAACAAAGCTCACAAGTCTTGATGTGAAGTCATATATGGATGTTGTCGCAAAGCTTGCAAAAGGCAAGGGCGGCAAGACAAACAACATCACATCGGTTGACCTCATCGTAAATCCTGTGGATTATCTCACAAAGATTATTCCTGCGACTACGGTGCTTGCAACAGACGGCTCGTACAAGAACAACCTCTTCCCCTTCCCGACGAATGTTTATCCGTCTGAAATGGTAGCAGAAGGTACTGCCGTTATTGGCCAGCTTTCAAAATATAAGGCCTGCCTCTCAACAGGTAAGGAAGGTAAGCTTGATTATTCTGACCAGTATCAGTTCCTCGAAGACAACAGAGTTTATCTCGTTAAAGCTTATGCGACAGGCTTTTCGCTCCACACAAACGATTTTATCAAACTCGACATTTCAGCGCTCAATCCTGCTGAAATTAAGGTAACTCTCAATCAGGCAACAACAGTTTAATTTATTGCGGAGGTGTTGAACAATGGGAATCATGAACGATATAGTTAATATGCTTGATTTCGACCGCGAACACATTGAAACAGATGAAGGCACAAAGTCGAAAATTGAACTGATTATAGCCAATGGAAAACAGCACCTCCGTGATTACAACCCTCTGCTTACTGATGAGGATTTTGAACGACCAACAAGGGCAAGAAGTTTGCTGTTTGATTACTGCCGTTATGCTTACTCAAATGCTGTTGAAATGTTCGACCATAATTTTGAAAGCGAAATTTTGAAATTAAGGCAGGAATACGAGGTGCGAATGTATGATACTGAAGAATAACATTGATTTTTTGACATTTAATGACGGACTTGCAAAAATCTACGAAACGGACGAAAACGACGATATTATTGCCGATAGCTTGAAAAAGTATCGCTTTGGTAATGAAAAAATCGGTGTAACTCGGTTTTACGGAGCAAAGCAGAACGATATTGAACTGTCAAAGGTTATCCATATCCACAAAGATGAAACCTTGAGAACGGATATGGCGGTCATCATTGACGGCACAAGGTTCAAGATTGAACAAATTCAGCACGATAAAAGCAAAAATCCCCCTTGCTCGATTGTGAGCCTGTCGCAGAGGGGACTGTATGAGGGCGGTGCAGAAGATGTATTTTAAAAATTACGATGAATTTGTCGAACTTATTAAGTCTTGTAGCATTAAATGCGTTGAGGCAGATTACAACAAATCAACCCCTGCTCCCTATCTTGTTTACTTTAAAGACGAAGAAACAGGAATTTACGCAGACGGTAAATGCCTTTGGAAAACTGCAAAAATCATCATAGAACTCTACACAGCGAAAGATGACCATGCAAGCGAAACAAAGTTTGAAAAATGGCTCAACGAAAACGGCTTCGGTTGGAAAAAGCCGAACCGAGCGTGGGACACAACAAATAAACTTTGTGTAAGCTATTACACTTTGAGCGTGACTTTCGATGAGTAGTTACAAAAAAGTCGGTATTGACCGAATCGGCGATACTTTATCAAAAGAACTTGCAACCTATTCGGCTGATGTGCAAATGGGCGTTAGATTGTTGGTTGATGAAAAAGCCGAAGAACTTAAAAACGAAATTAAGAAAAATGCACCTGTCGGCAGAAGAAAAAAATATCGCAAATCGTTTAGAGTTAAAATCACAAACGAAACATTTAGGTTTTATGAAAAAACGGTTTATGCTGCTAAACCTGAGTACCGGCTTACACACCTCCTCGAAAAGACTCGCAAAAAGAGGGGCCAAAAAGGCGGAACGGTACAACCGAAGGTGCATATTGCTCCGGCTACAGAGAAAATTCACGACGAATTTGAAGCCGGAATAAAAAAGCTCATCAAATCATCGGAAGCTATGGGCGGCGGTGATTTGAGCGGTATAAAAAGAATTTAAAAACATAAGGAGTGTTTATTAATGAACAAAACTATTAGAAAAGTTGGTTATGCTACGCTGACAGAAAGCAGCACAGGCGAAATCACATACGGTAAGCCCGTGTGGTTTAAGTCTGATAAGGCAGGCGGTAGAAGTATCGGTGCTGAACCTATCGGCGATTCAAACACAATCTACGCTGACGGCTTGCCTATCATTGTAGCAAGTGCGAATGGCGGCTATACAATCAGTCTTGAGCTTATTTCAGCAGTCGACGACATCGAAAAAGATTGGTTCGGCAATGATGAAGCAACTGAGGGCGGTATCATCGAAAAGGGCGGTATCAAAGTAATGCCGAGATTTGCCCTCCTTGCAGCAAAGGAAACATACAAAGGCGACAAGCTCTACGAGATTGACACATATTTTGACTGCGTAGCTGCAAGAGCCAGCAGGAACGACAAGACATCTGAAGGTAACTTCGACCCACAGTTCCCGACCTTTACGGTCACAGCAAAGCCACGTCCTGACAATGACTTTGTACGCTATACATCTTATGCCGACACTCTGCCCGAAAGCGTTGTAGTGCCGACTGTAAAGGCTACAAAATCGGCAGTTCCTACAGATCAGGCCTCATCAGACACTACAAAGGCGGCTAAGAGCTAATGAAAGACACAGTTGTTATTAACGATAAAAATGTTGAGGTTGAGGTTACAGCATACACGATGCTCATTTACGAGGACACATTCAAAGGCCACAGCTTTCTGCGTGATGCCGACCGTGTTCTGGTTAAAAATCTTAACGATGTAAAGTTCGGTTCTGCCGTAAAGCTTTTGTGGGCAGCGGCAAAGACGGCAGACGATACAATTCCCAACTTTAAGACTTGGGCGAAAGAAATCAGCATTAAGGACGCTATTTCGGCGACAGACACGATTATCAACCTTATTGTTGACAGCTTAAAAAGCGACAGCCCAAAAGTGACAGCGACAGCGACAGCAACTTAAACGGATTTAAAACTTTCCTGACGGCAAAGGAAGTCTTATCCTATGCCGTCAGGTGCGGTCTGACTGTCGCTGATCTACAGAAATTTACAATAGGTTTTGTCTTAGATTATGTCGAAACCTATTTCGCATTACGAAACAATAAGAACATCCACGAAAATGAAGAAAAATATCTGAAAATGAAATCTGTGTTGCCTTTCGTTACAGAAAGATTTGAAAACAAGGAAATCTCGGAAGAGCAGTACAGCGAGTTTATGAACAGATACAAGAAGTTGGAGGATAGATATGGCATCTACAATTAAGGGTATTACCGTCAAAATTGCCGGTGACACAATGGATTTACAGAAGTCCTTAAAAGCTGTACAGTCCTCATCGGCGAGCCTACAGAGCGAATTGTCGGCTGTTAACAGACAATTAAAGTTTGATCCTGAAAACACTGTTTTGCTTACACAAAAGCAAGAAGTGTTAAAGGAACAAATTGAAAACAGTAAATCTGCCCTTAAAAAGTTACTTGATGTGCAGGATCAGGTTGAAGAACAGGCAAAAAACGGCGAAATTTCGACGGAACAGTACAGAGCTTATCAGCGTGAAGTTGAAAAAACCAAAAGCAAACTCAACTCCTTTAACGAACAACTCGACAAGACAAGAGACGAATTTGATAAAGTCGCCAATGGGGTTGAAAACCTTGAAAATAAGTCGAATAAAACAGATTTGTCAAAAGTCAAGAAAGAAATGGATGATGTTAAATCCTCTGCTGACAATCTCAAATCCGCTGTCGGTGATGCCTTAAAAGAAGCAGGTGCAGCGGCAACAGCGGTTGGCGGAGCGTTAACCGGAGCTGTCATAAGTGCAAACAGCGAAGAAAAGGCTTTAAACTCCTTGCAGGCTCAAACAGGCTTGACTACCGAAGAGTTATCAAAATACGAAAGCATTATCGGCGAAATTTACAAAGACAATTTCGGTGAATCGCAAGAAGACATTGCAAATACTTTATCAAAAATTAAGCAGGTTACGGACGAACAAGATCCTCAAAAGCTTAAAGATATGGCAGAAAACCTGTACACGCTCGAGGGAACCTTTGATAACTTTGATATCAGCGAAACTTTAAGAGGCATTAACGGTCTGATGACCAACATGGGCTTAACAGCTGATGAGGCTTTTGATTATATCGTAAAAGGTGCGCAAAACGGCTTAAATTACAGCGGAGAGCTCGGCGATAATATTGCCGAATATTCACAGATTTGGGGACAGGCAGGCTTTGATGCCGAGCAGATGTTTTCAATCCTCGAAAACGGCACAAAAAACGGTGCGTACAATCTTGACAAAGTTAATGATTTTGTCAAAGAATTTACAATTTCTCTTTCCGACGGAAGAATTGAAGAAAATCTCGGTAGTTTTTCAAAAGGCACGGGCGAAATTTTTAAAAAGTGGAAGGACGGCAAAGCTACTGCATCAGATGTTTTTTATAGCGTTATCAGCGACTTAAAAAACACAAAGAACGAGCAAAAGGCATTAACTACAGCTTCAACGGTTTGGTCGGCTCTCGGTGAAGATAATGCAATGAAAGTTATCAAATCGCTTGGAAATGTCAATAAAAACTATAAAAATGTCAAAGGCTCGATGGAAAAAATCAAAGACATCAAATATGATGATGTCGAATCCGATTGGGCAAGTCTTGGCAGGACAGTGCAGACCGATGTTATTAATCCTATCGGAAAATCGCTGTTCCCGGAAGTCAAAAAACTTTGTAAATTTGTTGAAAACCATACTGACGATATTATCCCTACGCTAAAAGTTGTAGGTTCTCTTGTAGGCGGAATTTGGTTAGGCAAAAAAACAACCGCAGTTGTAAGCGGTGTACAAAGCCTTATAGGCGCATATAAAAGCCTCAGAATTGCTACAGAGAGTGCCAAAATCGCACAGGAAGGTCTTAACCTCGCACAGAAATCAAACGCAATCGGTATCATCGTAGGCTTAGCCGCTACGCTTGTAGGCTCCTTGTGGTCAATTGCAAGCGCAAACGATGAAGCCAAAGAATCACAGGACAAGCTCAACGAAGCGCATGAAAAAGCTCAGGAAGAAATCAAAGAGCTGAAAGATGCTAATGATGAATATGTGCAAAGTAAGAAAGATGCAGCGGCTGAGGTTGAAAGCGAATTTCAATATTATGACAATTTGTGGGGCGAATTGCAAGGCATTGTAGACCAAAACGGTAAAGTCAAAAAAGGCTATGAAGACAGGGCAAAGTTTATCACAAATGAGCTGAGCCGAGTTACAAACGATGAAATCACTTGGAACGGTAATGTTATTCAATCATATAAAGACATTAAAGGCTCAATTGATGATGCACTTGAATCAAAGAAAGCTCTTGCTATGTTATCAGCTACAGAAGATGCTTATCAGACTGCTGTATCGGGTCTTGCAGGAGCGAAAACTGATGCAATAAATGCTTATGCCAAAAAGAAAAAAGCACAAGAAGAGCGCGACAGTGCAGCGGAAGCCGCACAAAAATATAAGACAGAAGGACTTGACAGAAACAAAAAAATAATCAAAATTGCGGGGTGGGCATTTGAGAACGGAAAAATCTCGCAAACCGATTTTCAAAAATACCTTAAAGACGCACAGAATAAGCAGAATACAGCTAAAAACGAGCGTGCTTTATCATCATTTGGCGCGGCATACGGTGCTGAAAGTCAAAAAGCTAAAGATAACCTTAAAGAGAAAGAAAAAACTCTTAAGGAAGTTGAAAGTAAATATAACAAGTATCAAAGAAAACTCGTCAATTATAATAGCACGATTCAAAACTACGAAAACCTCACAGCGGCAACCGCAAAAGGTAACACCGAAGAAATTAAAGCCGCAATGTCGGATGTCGCGAACAGTATTGTTACATATACAACAGGCACTAAAGATGCTCTCGAACAGCAGGTCAATGACTTTAAGACAAATGCCGAGAATCTAAGAACGGCATACAAAGACGGTGTTGAAGGTGTCACAAAAGACCAAGTCGAAGAAGCCGAAGAATTGCAGGAAAGAGCAGAAATCGAGCTTGCTAAATACACCGATATGTACGGCACGGTTGCCGCAATTGCTACGGGCAAAGCTGATGAGATTAATGCACAACAGCAGAAAATCAAAAACGGTTTCATTGACGCTGAAACAGGCTCGAAAGAGAGCCTTGAAAATCAGCTCACGAACTTTACTGCAAACTACGAACTCTTAAAAACTGCAATGGCTGAAAATCAACCGGGCGTAACCCAAAAAATGGTTGATAATGCAAAAGAGCTTGTAGATAAGGCAACCGTTGAGCTTAACAAACTCGAACCCAACGGAGAAAAAGCCGGTAAGAACGGCACTGAGAGCACCAGCAAAGGTATAGGAGATAAAGATGCCAACAAAAAAGTTGATGATTCGTGCAAGTCGCTTGTCAATAGAATCTTTGATAATTTTTCGGGAGTTTATGACAAATTCTACGAAGAAGGCAAAAACTTAGTTCAAGGCTATATGGACGGTGCCGGAAGCCTCTCTGATAAATTATTCAAGTCAGTGGAAGGACTTGCAGGATTAAGTCTTAGCACTCTTAAGAAGACTCAAGATTCACATTCACCGAGCCGAAAAACCCGAAAGTTAGGCAGATATTTCGGCGAAGGTTACCGCCTTGGCATCGAGGATGAAATTGATGAGACACAAAAGACGGCAAGGTCTTTGAGTTCAAGAACCTTGTCAGCACTTGATGGTGATCCGATTGGAGCGATTAACAATAAATTTGCAGGCATTCGCACACAAAGCCAGAATGCAGCGGTAAATAGTCAGCTGTCAAAAACTGTTACAAATTCACCTACGATTGAAATTAAGCTCGCTGGGGATGTGGTAATTAATAATGACATGGATGTTGATGATTTTAACCGTCGTGTATCAACCGCAATTGTGCAAACGCTTGACGGTGAAGCATCAAAATGGGGAGGTTAAAAATGAGGCATAGTTTTTCATACAATGGCACTGATTTAAGGACATTGGGCTTTTTTATAGCTACTTCCCCCAAATATCAAATTGCAAAGCGTAACTTTGATTTTACAGCCATCTACGGCAAAAACGGCGGAGTGATTTCCGACAATGGTGTTTTCGATAATGTTGAAATGCCGTTTGAAGTCAACAGTTATCCGTACATTGTGCCAAACGAAAGCAATGCAGAGCTTGTAAGAGCGTTTGCCGAATGGCTTACGGCTTGGGACGGTGAGTATAAAATCTTTAGAGATTCATACAACCCCGGTTATTTTACGAAAGCAATTTGCACGGGGATTGAGCCAATAGAAGAGGTTGCCCACCTTTGCTTGTCAACAACAATAAATTTCAGCCGAGTGCCGTTTTGGTACAGTGATTTAGGTCAGGAGATCATCCGACCAAAATTGACCTCGACACAAAACGCAGAAATCAAAGTCTATAATCCTGAAAATTACAAAGCAGAGCCTTTAATAAAAATCATCAACAAAGGTGCAAAAGTTAACCCGTTGACGCTGACGGTTAATGATAGTCAAACTTTAACGGTTAAAACATCATCGGATAAGGATTATATTGAACTTGATTCCGAACAGCAGTCCGCTTCTTTCAACAACGGCATGAGTTTAGCAAACAATTGCATAATCTGCACAGAGTTTCCAAAGCTTTTGCCCGGTTGGAATAAAATAAAACTCTCAGGAAAAAGCGCAAATGCGTTTACTGACATTGAAATTAAACCAAATTGGAGGAGATTGTAATGTACCCTATTTTGTATAACGTTGCTGACTATTACAAAAATTCAACACCATTGTTTGAATCTAATGGTTTCGGTTTTTTGAACGAATGTACCGAGTTTTTGGTGACAATGGAGCAAAATGGCACATACAGCTTTAACATGAAAATTAAAAGCACAGATACGCTCGCACCAAAAATAAAAATAACTTCATATGTCAAAGCGAAAGTAAATAATGTATCCGAGCCACAGTATTTTTATGTCACAAAAATAGAAGTCGATAAAAACGGTGATTTAACCGTGTCGGGTGAACATGTGTCAAGAATGTTTTTTCAAAATGGCACAATTCCTCGTGCGACAGACGGTTCGATGTATGGCACACCGAAAGAATTAATTGACCACTTCATGCGAGATTACAGCCAAGTAGGGAAACCTCTGTATATGTGGTTTACGGAGGCCCCATATAAGTGGTTTAATTTCAGCTCATCAATCACAGCAAAGAAAAGAATCTCCTTAGGCTATTCACAGGCAGTAAAGTTTGAGGACATTTTCAAAGACGATGACGAAGGGTTGATAAATCAGTTTGACTGTGTTTTGTATTTTAACAATTTTGATATTCATTTTGAAAAAATCAGTACAGCAGGTGCGAAAAATGGCTATCGTATAGCTTTCGGCGCTAATGTGTCAGATTATAAGCAGACTGCTGAAATCGGCAACTACTATACACATGTTATGCCTTATGCGAGATGCAACACTACGGACAATAAAGAAGTTGTCGTGTCAAGCCCTGAACCATACGAAACAGGGCTAAAACGGAACATAAAAAACACATATTTATACGACTGCACAAATAAAATCAAGAAATACACATTGAATCCCAGCACAGGCGAAAACTACGAAGAAGTCAGAGATGCTTTGCGTAATGCAGTTGCTGATTATAACTATTCGACGGAACAAACATCGGAAACACTGAGCATAAAAGTAACTCTCGAAAATGAGCTTACAAAAATGCACGCAATCAAACTTTACGATGAAGTGACGGTTGTAATGCCGGACGGCACTAATCTTAGCCGAAGAATTTCAAAAACAGTTTACGATAGCGTGTCCCAAAAATACAAGGAAATTACAATCGGCGACTTAAGTATGTCAATGTCTGACCTGTTGAAAATCCAAAGGAGGCTTAGAAGATAATGGCAATCAGTTTAGTACATACATCAATTACAATTGATGTTAATAATCGAAATGCACCAAATGTTGTTGGTATTGTCAATGTCAACGATCAAGCAACACGCTATCTTGATGTTACTTTAACGGCCAGCGGTGAAAAATTAACCTTTGCAGATTGTATAGTAACTGCAACCTTTGCAACTGACGGATATTTAATTTCAGATTCAGTAGCTTGCACCCTGAACAGCACGGCAGATGTTATTACCGTGCCACTTGAAAATTTCAAGTCTATGTCGGGCTTTTTAGCTATCGAAATTAAGATTGCAAACGGTGAAACGCAGGTGTTAAATACTCCGCTGACTTTAAAAGTCATGGTAACTCCGAGCCTCGCTGAAAACAGCAAGATAAACAGTGAAAGTGCTGGCAGTTTTGCCGAAATCAGCCGAGAGGTTGCCACGGCAAGAGGCAAATTCTCAAGCCTCAACGCAAGGCTTAACGGGATTGATTCTGCCGTAACCAATAAAGCCGAAAAAAGCACGGTCAGTCAGCTGTCGGCTCGAATGCAGACGGCAGAAACATTTCTTGCAGGTAAGGCAAACGCAACAGATGTCAACGATGCACTTAAAGCGAAAGAGGATAACTCAAACAAGGTAATTTCAAAAACTGACATTACTGATAGCAGCACTAATTATCCGAGCATTAAATATCTTAACGATTTCTATTACGATGCGAACGAAGCCTACTCATCAGAAGAAACGAACAAGCTTCTTGCAACTAAATACGATTCGTCAAATATCGAAAGCGGAACATCAACGCTTACACCATACTCAACCGTTGCAGATAAAATCAAAAGTGCAAACTGTACATATAAGACGATTGGTGACATCGTAATCGTCAGTGCAACGGTCAAAATGAACGCAGTATCTCTTGCCGGCAATAGCATGTGTCCGCTGATTGATTTGCCGTACAAATGTATTTCCGAGGACAATGTTTTTTGTGTTGGTATTTCAAACCTTGGCAAGCTCTTTAAATTTGCCATTCCGAAAAATAACACTTGGCTACAGTTTTCGACTCAGGATAAGACCGTATATACATTCGCAGACGGCGAGCAAATTAATGTGATTTGCTTGTACAAAATTAAATAACGGAGGTAAAAATTATGGAACTTAAAGAAAAAATCACACTCGATATGCTCACAAAGGACAGCGTGTCGGTACTCAGACAGCAGTTTTTGACCTTTAACGGTGAAGAAATGCAGGTAGGCGGTAACATCCGCAATGCCTACATGAACAGCAAATCGGGCAGAGAACAGCTTAAAACGGTGCTGTCTGATGAATACTATAACGCTGTCATGGCAGTTTGGGGCGACAACCCAACCGTTGACGAGCCGATAGAAAGCGAGGTGTAAACAATGAAAGAAAACATTTTACAGGCATTATTTGCCACGGTATGCGGTGCTATTGTCGCATATCTTAACATCTTGCTTGTGCCGTTTGCGGTGATGATTGCGGTAATGATTATCGACTACATCACAGGAATGGCACAGGCATACATCAGCCACACGCTTAACAGCCGTGTCGGGGTAACTGGTATCATCAAAAAGGTAGGCTATATCGTAGCTGTAGCGGTCGGTATTGTTGCCGACTATCTCATCAGTTCGGCACTTGTCAACTGCGGAATCGATCTGCGGATTAACTACTGTATCGGCATGATTGTTACGATTTGGTTTATCATCAACGAGTTGATTTCAATTTTAGAAAACCTCTCTGAAATTGGTATTCCATTGCCGAAATTTTTGGTATCAATTGTTAAAAGACTGAAAACCACAGTCGAAGTAAAAACAGATGAAAGCGAGGAATGATTATGAGTAATTCAAAACTTGTTAATTACACAAAATTAAGCCCAAACCACAGCGGTAAACGCACACACAGTATTGACCGCATTACTCCGCATTGTGTAGTCGGTCAGTGTAGCGTTGAAACGCTCGGAAACATTTTTCAGAATACAGCCTGTGAGGCAAGTTCTAACTACGGAATCGGCTATGACGGCAGAGTGTTGCTTTGTGTTGATGAGGGCAATCGCTCTTGGTGTTCATCAAGCAATGCAAATGACCAGAGAGCAGTCACAATCGAATGTGCAAGCGACACGGTAGCTCCGTACACCATGAACAGCAAGGTGTATAACAAACTCGTTGCACTTTGCATTGACATCTGCAAGCGAAACGGCAAAACTAAACTGCTTTGGTTCGGTAATGAGGACAAGACTTTAAACTATTCGCCAAAATCAGGCGAAATGGTCTTGACTGTACACAGGTGGTTTGCGAATAAATCTTGCCCAGGTGACTGGCTTTATAACAGGCTTGGCAATCTTGCAGACGAAGTAACCGCACAGCTCGGCGGTAAAACATCAAATAAGGAGAATGAGGAAATGATTAAATACGGCGCACACAATACAGCAACACTTGCGTTCAAGAAGCAGTTAATTACTTTATACAATATGAGAATCATCAAGACGAAAGTCGATAATTCAAACGGTTTCGGTGACGGCACTTTGAAAGCTGTAAAAGAGGCACAGAGAGCAGGTAAGGTCATGGTTGATGGTATTGTCGGCGAAAAGACAATCAATGCTATCTATCATCTCATCAATGACGGCATCAGGGCGAAAGACAGCAAAATTGCCAACGCAAAAAAAGCACTCAGCTGATTAAAACCTAAAGAACATTCAACACATAATTGCAAAAAAATCCCCCTCATCCGCCGTAAAAAGCGAGTGAGGGGGATTTGTTATTTGCTGTTATTTTCTTCTGCGATTCTTTCAAGTTCACGAATTACAAGTTTTTCGACATATGCAGGAGGCTTTCTCGTGCCGGTTTCCCAATCTCCGATAGTTCGCTTGGGAATTTCGAGGAGTTCGCTCATTCGAGCTTGAGTTAATCCTGCGTTGAGCCTTGCATCTTTAATTGTCAACTTTATCAACTCCTTTCAGATAGCCGTCAATCCAAATGACCTTGCCGGTCTGGTATCGGCGAAAATGTCCTCGAACTTGGAACACGCCCTCGGGGCTTCTGTGATGACCAACTGAGGCTGCATATAATTGGTCCTGAAAAGGTCTGAACACGATTGTTTTGTTGCCTTTTTGATTTGTCCCGACAGCGGAAAATTCTCGCTTGTCACGGTCGAGAAAATTTCCATACCACAGGAAAGCGTTCGTGTGTACATAGGATGTTATCAAAATCATCATCACATTAAGCTGTTCTTGGCTCATTTCAGCATTTTCTGCAAGTTTATAGCAAATTTGAAAATCGTTCACACCTTCGGGAGTAGGAAAGAACTCGCCTTTCACAAGCAGTTTTTTGTTGATTTTTAGAGAGAATTTTCTTTTCAGTCCTTTCGATTCGACATATAGGACATATTCAGGATTATCTTTTTTGCGTATTTCACATTTTCGGAAAAACGGTTCGGCTAAGGAACATTTCAATCTGTCTTTTTCCGCCCATTCTCTAAGATAAGAGTAGGCGGATTCTTCAATGTATATGGTGTTCAAGGTGAGTTAACTCCTTTTTTATTTTGAATTTATATACCCACATTTTAGATTTCTGCAAAGTTCGTCTGACACTTCTTGCAAATACTCTTTTGTTGCAGTCGTGATTTCATTGATGATACCGTTGTAATCTCTTGCAACAATTTCTTTGCTTGCTACTCCGAAATTGACATTGTTGATATTTTCAAATTCAACGACTAACTTGTCTACATTTTCACCGATTGCGGATTTTTTCCATCTTCTTAGGTAACTGATGTTATTCAGCACAAATTCGCCCTCGTTGCTTTCAATCAAATTTAATATTTCTTTTTTCATAATGTTTTCTCCTTTATATTCAAATAAAATCTGACCAATGGTCGTTGAAGAGTTCAACAGCTTTGTCGTAGTCATCTGTATAGATTACTTTGTGGTTGGAATCATCGGGAACATCTTCTTCAACAAGAACAGACTTCGGAA